ATGAGGATGATTTGAGTTATTTCAGTAAGTTAGCTGAAGAAGATTAATTCTTCTAAATAGTAGTAACACACCCACCATGCCTCTTAACAATGCACACTTTGGTGGGTTTTTTATTGGTTAAACAGGAACTGCGGTATTTCTCAAAAATTTATATAGATCGGTATTACGAACAGAAATTGGATTCATATTATATGACTGAGCAGGTCCACCACCAATATTGTTGGTAGTGTTAGTTGCAACCACTACAGGTTGATTGGAACTAGATACGGATTCATTTAAATTTGATTGGGTAGGAATAGAAGTATTCATAGGCATTGGTGTGACTGATGCTGAATTTGGTATATCTAAAGCTGGGGTTACATTAGAGGTTTTTAGAGTTTGGTTGTCGGCAGGAATTGCTGATACGTTGGAAGTTTTTGTAGTTTGGTTGTCGGCAGGAATTTCTGTTTTAGAATTTTGTATAGGTTTTATATTGTTTGTATCAACCGAAGAATCTTTTACTTGATCTACTTTAGGTTTTGAGTTATCGACAGATTTGACCGGTTGTGTTTTTACAGGAACTCCTTTTTCATTTATTCCAGTAAAACCAGCATCACGTTCTTTTTGTGTTAATCCTGTATTATTATCCCAACCAATTTCCTGCAAATAATTTTGTTGTAGTTCAACATCTTTACTTGGATCAAAAATATTAAATGATTTTTTACTAAGTGGCCTTTCAGCAAGAATATTTTGTTTTCTTCTTTCTATGTTCGTGGTATTTTCTACTGTTTCCATAATCACTCGGCCGGGCACTTCAGAACCGCCTAATGCATTTTGTAAACCCTTATTCGTTTCTTCTGGATTTTCATCATTGTATAATTTCCAAAGTGTTGCAAGTCCTAATGCGGCCGCAAAAAGCATCGGTGAACCTAATGCTCCAATTAACCATTTTGCGGCCGATAAAGCGCTAAACAAAGCACCATTCAGGAATGCCAATACAGGGGCAATTAGGCTTTTTATCATTTTTGTAAATTCTTCAAATTTGGTTCCCCACTCACCCAATTTACCCATAATCCAATCAAACATTCCACCACCTTCAGTTTTTTCTGCCTCTTTGACTGGAACTTTTACATACTTTTTAATTGCTCTAACTAATTGTTTATGTCTGGTTTCAGCATCAGAATTCTGCTCTTCTAAAAATGCTTGTTGAATCTCATAATCCTTTTTATCGACTTCATGTGTCTGTTGCATAAACTGATACATTTCACCCAAAATGCCGGCAATTGGTTCGTGTGTAGAACCTCTATATTCACCATCATGTTCCAATGGTGAAACATTAGTATCCACATATTGATGTTTTACTTTTTTAGTATATCCTCCAAAATAACTAATGTCTTTCTCACTCTTACCCATTGCTCTACCAGCAATAGTTGTGGCTATTCTACCAAAAGTACCTTTACCCGTCATTTTTCTAACGATGTTTAATGGATCAAAGCTTTCTTTAATACCGGTAGCTTTTGCTTTAAATTTTTGTGAAATTGCGCCGCCAATGGATGCACCTAAACCCTTACCTTCTCGAAATTTATTTTCGGCGATAAGAGATAGTAGTCCTTTGTTTCGTATTTCGGCTGCTTTTTTGTATTCCATTTTTGACCGTTAGTTATATTGTTTATCTATGAGAGCTGGGCTGTTGTTTTGTTCTGCTTGCACTACGTTATATGATGTACCGCCATTATAAACATTTGTATTAACATTTGATACTGAAACCCCGGATGGTTTTTTGCCGGACTCAGGTTTAAGTTTTTGGGGTATCTCCGGTTTGTTTGAAATTGGTACTTTATTTTCCATCGATATATCAACAGATTTAAAGTCATACTTGGAAAGATATTTTTTCTTATATTCTCCAACTGTTAAAGCTGCCACCGCAGGATTTTGTTTTGCAGCATCTATTTTAGATTTACCACTATCATAATAATAATTCAATATATTTTTCATCGAATCGTTGTCTGATCCATTTAATACCATACCAGCTTGTGTCGGATTACCAAAAAAATGCATCATGTACAATGAAGCGTCTGATACAGGCAACCCAGCTTTCTGCAATCGTTCAGCATTACCATACAGAAATGTCATGTTAATATCTTCTTGAGCTTGGTCGTCAAAAATTCGGTTTTGCCAACCGTCACCATATAATTTTTTTGCAGTTGTTTCTAATGTACTAGGAATAAATTGATATTTACCTAGAGCAGAACCGCCTTTACCTTTGTAATGTGCACCTCTTCTTTTTCCTAGAGCGACTGCTTCACCAATAGTCATTTCATTCAAAGGTTTGTCAAATTCTTTGCCTGTAGTAACATCAATATTACCCTTAACAATTTGATGTTCTTTTTTATTTGTACCGGCAACAATATTTGCTTGTGTGGTTGAACCACCAGATTCATTGGCTGATATTTTTGCTGCAACACTTGCTAATCCTACACCACCTATTCCAGCAATGATTGTTGACGGTCTAATTCCTATAGGTTTTTCAGATACAGCTGATGGCTTACTTGGTTCTTTACTTGGAACTCTTTCAGCGGTTGGTTTTTTTACTTCTTCTTTTTTACCTTCTTTAGTTTCTTTCTTACCTTTTACTTCTTCTTTTTTACCTTCTTTAGTTTCTTTCTTACCTTTAACTTTGGTTTTTTTACCCGTAAATAAACCAAGAAGTTCATCGGATCTTCTTATTTGATCTTCAACCAACTTCTTTTTGTGTATTGTATCTTTTTTGTGTTTCTCATTTTTCCAATTATAATCATCTTTCATAAAATTAAACATTTTATTTAAGATGTCAGATTCAGAATCACCTTCTTCTAAATTTTGTATTGGTGTAGAAGTAACTGTTGTACGTTTTGGTTCTGGTTTAGGTACAGTTTCTTTTTTCTCTGATTTAGGTTCAGGTGTGTTTGTTTGTATGGATTCTTGGTTGGTAGTTGGAGATTCTGTTTGTTGATTATTTTGAAACATTTGCCCCATCAACCTAGACATTATTGGTGTCAACATCATCTCTTTATAACCAGGAGATGTGGCCAAGTCAAAAGCCATTTTTTGAAGTTTTTCTTCGGAGTCTTGTTTTCCTTTGGCTTTCATCTTAGCCATTTGTGATGGTGTTAAATCCATACCACCATCCATCAGGATTAAATCAAAATCTCCAGCATTAAATAGTTCATTGAAGGTGTTATCATCCATAGTCCGAGAGTTTTCATCTCTCGTTCTCTCTCGCATTTCTTCTAAAGGATGTTTTGGTTGGGCCATTTATCGTTTCATTAAAGCTTGTTGTTGTTTTACTTTTTCGTTTTCTTCTTCAATGTACTGTACTAACATGGAAATGTAAATATCTCTCTCCCACGGTATCATATTTTCAAGTTCCGTGAGAGAATACTTATGGTGTTGCATCAAAGAGAAATTAGTTTTATAATAATTTCTCAGGTTGTCATGACAAAATATTACCCGAAAAAACTTTCGAGACCTTCCATACTAATCGTATGGTCAAAACCGCATTTACCACATTTCATTTCCACTTTTCTATTCATTTTTGGAAGATTATCAAAAAACTCTTCCAATTTAGAAAATTGTTCCTGACTCAAAGATTCAATAAACTGCAATAGTTCTTCTTTAGAAGTATCGTTGGCGTGATAGTATTGTTCACCATCGTAAATGTAGTCAATACTGTCCACCACAACTTCAAAAGCAATATCAACAGCTGTTTCTTTTTTCTTTAGTTTATCAATTAATGAAAACTCAGGATATTTTAACTTGATACTAATTTTATCGGTTAGTTGAATAATGTCTTTGGCGTTGGGATTAATATCAACCGTAATATCCAACAAATTAAATTTAGTTTCCATTTTATTACTACATTGTACACCATCAACTTCATTGGTACAGATGTATTTGTTTTCAACAATTTCACCTACAGACCTTGCACGAAGATTGATGAAATAATATTCAACATCAATAACAGGCAATTTGTCAACATCAAAATTATCAGATAATGTACAATTTGTTAAAACTTGTCTGATATTTCTTTCAATTGTTTCCTTATCATCTGCTTCCATAGCCATCATTAAATTTTTCTGTTCTTTGACCAAGAAAGGTCTAAAACGAATATGCTTTTTAGAAAGCGGTAAATCAAGGTCATAGACCGGTGTATCAATTTTTGGCAAAGCCATAGTAAATCTCCTTTATCAAATCAATTAACTGCCTGTAATAGTATTCAGTAAACCATTAAGTGCTGCATTTTTAATGGATTGGCCAAGAGCAGAAACAGAATTATTGTTCCATTGTCTGTAAGTAAACTGTACTGCTAATTTGTGATAACCATCGGATCCCCATTCCATATCCATTTGATTAACCATCATTGGATAAGCATCTTTTAATACGGCAGAATATGTCAAATTGTTAGTGACATCGTATTGGTTAATAGAAACATCAACCGCATAGTTTGCTTTGTATTGAAAGTTAAAATCTGTGGTCGGATTGATTAATTCCATCCAAGCATCAAAGAAAATCTTTTCATTCATATTATCAGAAACAATAAAAGTAAATGTACTTTCACCGTAAATTGTTTGTGTTGGTATTTTTTCTACCGGTGCACTACCCATTTTTCTATTAACGGTATCGAATGTTCGTCCTGGCATATCCACAGATTCACACCTCATTGAGAGGTTTCTTCCTGTAGTAATGTAAGATGCCAATGCCAAAGGAATTGGAATAGTTACATCAAATTTAGAAGGTCTTGCTAAATCGGTACTAAAACTTGACTTAAACTGGTTAATGCTGCCTGCCATTTGTTATCCTTGTATTTGTTCTATGGACTCTTGCCACACATAACTAGCTGATGCTCCGACAAACTTCTGAACTGGCAAACATACTGCGGCTTCCCATTCATTTGGTTCAACGGCAAGTAATTTTGACTGTACCTGACTGGTCAAGTATCTTTTGACGCATGGTTTAAACTCTTTAAGGCCTCTGGAGGCGTTTAAAATGTCATAACTGATACGCATACTCATAACTTCTCCTGCGTCACCTTGGACTGCGTAATCCATCAATTTATCCAAGAATGCCACTCTCATCTGAAGTGGTAAGTAATGCAGGTTTAAACCTAAAAACCCATCGGTATATCGCTCAAGTGGTATTACCAATGGAAAACGATCATAATAAGGTAATGTATTCTTACCTTTAGGATCGTAATAAAAGAAAAAAAGGCCACCAATCTTAAACTTTCCAGCGGGTTGTTTATTGATATTTGAAATCTTTTTCTTCATCCAATCTACAGACTCCAATGCCGATTTTTGTAAGTCGGAGTTGGTCTTTTTTCTGAAGAGGTTTAATAGTTTAGATGCCATTTGAGTATTTAGTTGTCATATTGTAGGCAAATGATCTTCCGTAAATATAACAAATTCCCATCCACGATCTAAGCAATATTCTTCTGCGGCTTTCCATTTAGCCTGATTTACACCCCATGTGGTAACTTCAGTAATATATTGTTTGGTGATTCTTTTCTGTGGTTCTGGTGGTTTTGTTTGTTTTTTTGGTTTTACTTCAACCATCCAAGTTTTTAATTCTTCTTTGTTGTTTTTAACTTTAACAACAAAATCAACAAAATACCTATGCCATCGATTATCCACGGGTGAAATGTAAGGAACCACCAGTTCCTCGCTTGCCCATGAGATACACCATGGTTGCGTATCAAAATGATGCATAAATCTATGTTCCCAACTGGAACGATAAATGATGTTATTTGGGTCTCCCACATATTTTTGTGGGTTTTTTGGTTTGAATTGTCCTGAATAAGCCATATAAATAGTATGTATACACCCTTCCTAGAGATTACGATGAGTCTAAAAGTTATACCAACAAACATTGGCGGATTTAATTTACCTTTTGCTCAGTTGCAAGGTCCATTATCTAGTCTATTTCAAAACCAAGATCCAAAGAATCTTTTATATCCTGCTGATTTGGGTTCAAACCCAGCCATGGGTCATGCCGTAATGTTTGAAGTTTTTGATTATACTTCAGGATTTGTTGAAGGAGCACAACAAGTTGCAGCTATTGTGGGTAAAGGGATAACTGCAGAAAAAGCAGTAAACGATCCTGCAACTGCGGGTATGACAGTTGTTGAAAATGTTGCGGGCAATGCAGCAACACTCGGTAAATTAGGTTTATCTACATTGACTGCAGCAACATACAAAAAGAAAACAAAAAACAAGTTAGCTAACATTTCATTGTATATGCCCGACACATTAAATATGACATATAATTCATCATATACTGATATTAGTTTAACTAGTGAATTGGGTATGAAGGGTTATATTGGAAATGCTATTTCAGATTCACTAAAAGCAAATGAAAAGGGTGGCACAGGTGCCATTCAATCTGTACTAATGAATGAATATGGTAAGGCTGGCGCAGCACAACTTTTTGGTGAAAAAGTTCTTGGAAGTTCGGCTGTGGGAGGCCTTCTACAGCAGGCCGCTGGAATATACATTAATCCACAAATGCAGTTATTATATAAAGGTGTTGGATTAAGAACCTTCCAATTAGATTTTATATTTACTCCAAAAACATCACAAGAAGCACAAACAGCTAAAGACATTTGTGATTCATTTGCATACTATTCCTTACCTGGCTTTGGTGCATCAGGTAGTGGCCAATCAGGTCAATTTTTAACACCTCCTCAACTGTTTAGAATTAGTTTTAAATTTTTAGGAAAAAATGATATTTTAGGTTCTGTTTCTAGTGTTTTTAGTTCTGCATTAAGTAACTCAGGATTAGGATTTTTAAATTCAACAAATCCAACCAGTAGTGTTCAAAATGGCGCAACAGCAAAAATTATGACAGTTAGTGATTGTGTTTTAGAAAATGTAACTGTAGATTATGCACCAAACGGATGGGCAGCATATAATGATGGTTATCCTATACAAAGTACTTTGACACTACAATTTAAAGAAATTGAAATGCCTACAAAAGAAAGTATTAAAAATAGTAGAGTTTCTTCTAATTACCGAAATGAAAATTTAGCGGCTGAGTCTGGTTTTGAAAGTTGGAATCAATTTGAATCTCAAATGAACGCTGAAAGGGATAATTAATGAAATACTTTAATTCTTTACCATTTCTTATTAATAAAGATTCCAACAACAATTCTTATTTGTTGAAAAACATTTTAATAAGAACAAAATTGATTAGTGAGTTATCTCGCAATCCGATGATATTCTATAAGTATTCAATCCAAGAGAGTGATACACCAGAATCAATTGCATACAAATACTATGGTGATCAATATCGTTATTGGTTAATTTTTATGGCAAATGAAATAATGGATCCTCAATGGGATTGGCCTTTAACCAGTAGAGAATTCTTATCCTATCTTAAAGATAAGTATGCCACGGCCGCAGGTGGAGTTGCTAATGTGTTATCATATACACAAGGTACTGTACATCACTATGAAAAAGTTATTACAACTTTTGATAACGTAACACAAACCAAAGCAATTAAATCTGTTGTTGTTGATTTTAATACTTATAATTTAATACAAACAAAAACCACAACAAAAACTTTTGCCAATACAAGTAGTTCAGTAACACACACCACAAGTAAAAATGCTGTGTCGATCTATGATTATGAAAATGAATCGAATGAAGCTAAAAGAGAAATCAATTTAATCAATTCTGCATATGTTTCTGGTCTGGAATCACAATTTGAAAATTTAGTAGGATCGTAATCGATGGCGGATAATTCCAACATTAAGTATTCGACCGATTATAGGTTAGAAAAGATAGATTTAATAACATCGTTAAACAATGGTAAAGTAAATCTAATTCCGTTTATGGTTGAGTTGAATCTGTTTGAAGATATCTATAGTAGCACAATTTCAGGTGAATTGGTTGTATCAGATGCTTTGGGCTTAATTTCCAACTTTAGATTAAATGGTACCGAATTCATAGAATTGGTATTGAGAAAATCTTCTTCTGATAATCATCCAATCAAAGAGAGTTATAGGGTATATAAAGTATCCAATCGTTCAACAGGTGAAAACAATGCTTACGAAACTTATACTTTAAATTTTTGTTCCGAAGAATTTTTGTTATCGGAGCAGTATCGTGTTTCAAAATCATTTAAAGGCACCGAGATTTCAAAAATTATTGAGACCATATTAACAAAGTATGTAAAGGTTGGTATCGGTGGTGGTACAAAAGAAATTTCAATTGAAAATACAACCGGCACCTACGATTTTATATTACCTAATAAAAAGTTATTTGAAACTGTTAATTGGTTATCAACGTATGCTTTGCCTGTTGGTAAAGAAGGTGCCGATATGTTGTTTTTTGAAAATAGAGATGGTTATAATTTTAAATCTTTGCAATCCTTGTACCAACAAAAAAATGTATATCAAACATTCAAATTTGATCCTAAAAATATAGATAAAGAATTGAATCAACAAGTAACAAACGTATTTAATTTTGAAGTTTTGGATTTCTTTGATACTTTAAGTGGTATATCTAATGGAACATTTTCAAATCGGGTAATTACAATCGATACTTTAACAAGAACTTATAAAGAAGATAACGATTTTGATTATTCAAAATACTATAATAAATCTAAAAAATTGAATACTGGAGCAATCGTATCTAATTTACCAAACAGGCATAATAAAACCATGTTTGATATTCCACCAAAAGAATTACAATCGGGCACTTTGAGAATGGTTGTGGAAAATACTGAAATGAAAAAGAATTCGTACATTTCTAAAAATCCAGACGCTGTTGCAAGTGATATTAATATTCGTAAATATATGCCTAATCGAGTTGCGCAAATTGCTTTGGCTAATTATACAAAAATAAAACTCACCGTGGCAGGAGATCCAAATCTTGTTGTTGGAAAAATTGTTGAATTCAATACTTTTGGATTTAATGGAACAGAAAATAGAAAAAAAGATTTGTTATATTCAGGAAAATACCTAATAACAGCAGTTCGACATATCGTTAAAAACAGTTCCTATATAACTGTGATAGAATTGGCCAAAGATAGTATTAGCACAAATTATGCCAATTATAATGCTGGCAATCTACAAAAATATGTTGATGGTAAATCATGATGACAAATCGTAATAATTTCTTAGGCGTAAATTCTTTTGTATGGTGGGTGGGTATTGTTGAAGATCGTGATGATGTATTGAAGTTAGGTCGTTGTCGAGTTAGAATTTTTGGTTGGCATACCAAAAATGAAAGTCAATTGCCTAAGGAAGATTTACCATGGGCTCAACCAATGTATCCAGTAAATAGTTCTAAAAACTATTCTAGTCCAATGCTTGGTGATTGGGTTGTAGGTTTTTTTCTGGACGGAGAAAGCGGCCAATCGCCAGTTATGATGGGTGTTTTACCGGGAATAACTCCTTAATTTAGAGAATAAAATGGCAGAAAATTTAAATTCTAATTTTACCGGTGACAACATTATGGTCACCAAACAACCTACTATAACACAAAAGGTTAGAGGAATTGTTGAAGGTACTTCCACAGGATATACCAATAAAAACCTTGCTCATGTATGTGATGTTACCGGACCATTGGTATACGGAATTGCTTATGTATCATTTCAGGTGGGTGAATTAATCCAAACATTAAGAACTACACTAAGAAATGCGTGGTTAGCCGTTTCAAATTCACCATTTGGTGATGCTGTGCGAGGATTTATTGATACCATTAAATCAGGAATTGAACTTATACAAAAATTTATTGCCAAAGTACAAGAAGTTGCTCAAGTTATTCAAGATTACATTAAACAATTAACTGATTTGTTGTTGTATATTGCCACATTACCAGCTCGAATTGCTCAAAGTTTAATACAATGCGTTAATGATGCAATTGCTGAACTTAAATTAACCGAATCACAGAAAAAATTATTAGAAGAATCAACAGCAAAAGCTAAGGCTGAAACTCAAGCAAAAGAAAAAGAAGATACGGTAACAAATACAAATGAAGTTGTTAACGACAACTATGATCGAGAACTAACATAATGCCAAATTTATCATGGACCGAACCTGAATCAGCAGCCAATACTGATTATCAACCAATCTATCCTTATAATAATGTACAACAAACGGAAGCTGGTCATTCTTTTGAAATGGATGATACTCCAACCAGAGAACGTATTCGATTGGCTCATCGTGCCAATACATTTATTGAGATGCACCCAAATGGTGATGAAGTTCACAAAATCTTTGGAGATGGCTATGAAATTATCATCAAAGATAAAAATGTATTAATTAAAGGTGTATGTAATATTACTATTGAAGGTAATTCAGTAATGACGGTTCAAGGAAATTCTTATATTAACTGTGAAAAAAATGTATATCAAGATGTACAAGGATCGGTTAAACAAGCAATTAGGGGTGGTTGTGAACAAACAGTTGTAGGAGATTATGATCTCAGTATTTCTGGTAATATGAATATTAATGCTTCTAACGTTAATATTAATTCAAATTTAAAGGTTACTGGAGATATTGGTTCCGAACAATCAATTACTGCTCAGGGGAATATAGGAGCCAAACAATCAGTTACAGCATTCAAGAGTGTTGAAACTACAGGTTATATGACCGCAGCTACAACAATTGAGGCTGGAGTTTCCGTATTTGGTGCTGATGTATATGATATATTTGGATCAGTAGAACAATTTAGGTTAAAAGTTAATAGTCATAGACATAGTGGAGTTAAAGGCGGACCAGACCTCACACAACCTCCAACTAAACCAATGGAATGATAATGGGAAGCATATACGGAAGACTTGGATTTAGTTTTGATACCACCAAATTTAATGGTGCAGACACTCTATCAAACGGAGCCAAAAATTACTTATCAAATACTTCAATTGATTTAAAACAATGGCAAATTAATGATATTGCAAATTCCACAGCATCTGGTTATTATCAAAATCCACACACCGGAGTTTTAAATAATTTGGTCACAGTACTTAATAGTATCGTTTTAAACTCAAACACAGGTTCAACCACATTTGATACGGCAGGTAATCAAGCTAATATTTTATATTCTACTGCCACCACAACAATAACTTCCATTTCAAATTTTTTAGACCATACAAATCGAATATCTGGTGTTACCGATACTCCAGACGCTTCTTTATATCCAGACCTTAATAGTGGTTTATCTGTGGGTAGACAAATATTGAATATAACCAATAAATCCGATTCTGTACAAAATAACACTCCTATTATGGGAAATTTTACAAGTTTATATATTGGTCCAGATTTAAATTCAACATACATTAATATTAGAAACGATTCAATTACTTTAAATAATTCAATATATGTTGTTGACGGAAATAATAGTAGCAACATTTCTAATTCCAGTATAAACCTTATTATTTCAGATGTTCAGTATTTGCAAACATTAATTGATACTAGAAGAACACAAGATATTACTTTTTATCAAAACTCATTAACTGTAATGAATGATTACTTTACTGCTTTGGCCTTTTCACATGTAGGTTCTACTCAAAATTCGCTAATTACACTAATTGGTACAGAAAAGTTAAAAACTTCATTGTATTCTTCATCCTAATCAGAATAAATAACAGATGGCAATTAACAAATACATATACTCCGATTTGGATTTGACCTTTCTCCGTCAACCGGCGACAGGTGATGTTTCGATGAAATACAATGAACAATCTGTTATTCGGTCAATTAGAAACCTCATATACACAAATAGATATGAAAGATTGTTTCAACCAGAGATTGGAAGCACATTAAACAATCTTTTATTTGAACCTGTGTCACCATTGACGGCCAATCTGATAGAAGATGAAATTGTCAGGATGATTAAAAACTATGAGCCTAGAGCAACAATCAACCAAATCAATGTGGTTGCAACTCCAGACAGTAATGCATTCAATGTTTCATTATATGTTTTTATTGGAAATCAAACCTCTCCAACCGCAATTAACCTATTATTAACAAGGACCCGATAGATGGCCGGAGCTAATTCCAGTATTCAAATAACCGATCTCGATTTCAATACCATTAAAAGTAATTTTACAAATTACCTAAGAGGTCAAGATACATTCAAAGATTATAATTTTGAGGGTTCAGGTATGAATATCCTAATGGATGTTCTTGCTTATAACACTCAATATAATGCATACTATTTAAATATGGTTGCCAATGAATTGTTTTTGGATTCATCAGTACAAAGATCCTCGGTCGTTTCTCATGCTAAGCTACTAGGTTATACACCAAAATCAACTCAAGCCCCAAGTGCAACAGTTCAAGTTGTTTTTACTGGTGTTACTGATACATCATTAACATTACCTGCTTATTCAAGTTTTCTTTCATCATCCATTGATGGTGTAAACTACACGTTTGTTAATACCGACTCATATACAAATAATAGAGTTAATAATACAGTAACATTTAATAATGTGGAAATTAAACAAGGTGTTTTGGCTACACAGTCATATGTGGTAGATTCATCAACAAATCCATCATTTACTTTTGAAATCTCAGATGAAAATGTTGACACTTCCACATTAAAAGTTTTAGTTCAAAAATCAAGTTCAAATTCAGCATATGAAATTTATAATTTGGCAACAAACTTTTTAACTATCAATTCAGATTCAAAAGTATATTTTTTACAAGAATCGTTAAAAGAAACTTATGAAATATATTTTGGTGATGGTGCTTTGGGTAAAAAATTATCGGATGGAAATATTGTTAATATAACATATTTGTCCACCGAAGGAACTTCAGCAGCAAAAGCTAATAGTTTTGTTTTAATGGATTCCGTTTCTGGTTATTCTGCTTCGGCGGTAAATTCTATATCAGAAGCCACTTCGGGAACAGTTAAAGAAACCATAGATTCCATTAAATTTCAAGCACCAAAGTCTTATGCTTCACAAAATCGTGCAGTAAGTAAAAACGATTATATTACAGCAATTCAACAAAACAGTTTAGGTATTCCTTTGGATGCTGTAAGTGTTTGGGGCGGAGAAGAGAATGATCCTCCTGTATATGGCCAAGTATTCATTTCTATGAAACCTGCCGGAGCATATAGTTTAACACCAACACAAAAACAAAGAATTATTTCTGAAGTAGTATCTCCTATTTCAGTATTAACTGTTACTCCAACAATTATAGATCCTGACTATACTTACATTAAATTGGTTGTAAATGTGGTATATGATTCAACAAAAACAACACAAACCTCGGCACAAATTGAAACTGGTGTTAAATCCGCCATTATTCAATTTGCAAAAAATACATTAAACACATTTAATTCTACCTTAAATTCATATGAGTTATTAAATGCAATACAAAGTTATAATAATTCAATTATTACAAGTGAATTTAGTATTGAATTGCAAAAGAAAATATATCCAAATTTAGCAACTCCAACAACATATAAATTATATTATGGTGTTCCGTTACAACCAGGACGATTCTTAACCGGTGTTAATAGTTACCCACGATTGACATATAGAAACCCTATTAATTTAGCCATAACATTTGAAAATGTTTTTATTGAAGAAGTTCCATCTTCAACAAATGGTGTTGAATCTGCTTCAGTCATTAATCCTGGTTTTGGTTATCAATCTACACCAACAATTACAATTTTAGGTGACGGTACAGGCGCAACAGCACATGCAGTAGTTTCTGGTGGTGCAATTAGAAATATTATTATTGACACTCCTGGTACAGGTTACACCAGTGCGGTTATACAAATTACTCCTGTTTCTGGAGATACAACTGGTCAATTAGGTGCAGCTGTAATTAACTTACAAGGTCGTTACGGAACATTAAGAACTTATTATTATGATAACAAAGGTATTAAAACCATATTCAATTCCAATGTAGGAACAGTTGATTATTTGCAAGGTATCATTACTTTAGATTCTTTTAATCCACTTAATGTTGAAGATCCATTAGGACAATTAACAATATCAGCAACACCTACAACAAATATTATTTCTTCCACATATCAGAGAATTTTAACATTGGACGAATTTGATGTTAATTCAATTACAGTCAATGTTACGACTAAAACAGTATGATAGAAAACGGTCAAAAACCTTCACTATTAATTTCTTCTCAACTTCCTGAATTTATTCGGGATGATGAATCGTATGAAAAATTTGTTGCTTTTGTCAATGCTTATTATGAGTGGATGGAACAAAATGGAAAAGTTTTAGATAGGACAAAAAATTTATTAAATTATGCCGATATTGATAAAACTTCAGATGAGTTTTTAGATTATTTTTACAATGATTTTTTGAGTTATTTTCCATCTGACATCATAGCAGATAAACAAAAAGTTGTTAAAATTGCAAAACAACTGTATCAAGCAAAAGGAACTCCAGACTCTTTTAGGTTTCTTTTTAGACTATTATATAATACTGATGTTGATTTCTTTTATACAAAAGATGCGGTATTTAAAGCCTCAGTTGGTAAATGGTATGTTGCAAAAAGCCTTAAACTTGCAACAGCAGATACAAATTTTTTAAATGTTGCAAATTATAGATTATTGGGTGAAACAACTAAATCTATTGCAGTTATTGATGATGCTATTACTGCCGAAAATAAAATAGAAATTTTTATATCAGATATTCAAAGATTGTTTCAATCTGGTGAATTTGTACGAGTAGTTGATTCAAATAATCAGGATGTATTATTTAATGGTCAAGCATTAAGAGCCAAGATTGTTGGTCAGATCAGTTCAATTAAAGTTAATCCAGCAAATAGAGGACTATTATATCGACCTGGAGACCCCGTTGTTATTACTGGCGGATTAAATTCAGTTAATGGTTTAGGTGCAACAGCAATCATTTCTGAAACTACATCTGGTTCCATACAACGAATTAAAGTGGAAAACCAAGGTTACGGATATAGAGCAGATCCGAATACAATTATTAATATTACGGATGGTGGTGGCGCACTTGCAATTGTAGGAGGTTTAAATCCTTCGGCCAATTCTACAGCTAATGTTACTTTTATTCCTACAGACATTATCTCTTTAAAAAGATTTAGTCAAATTGGTGCAGCAGATTATAAATTTAGTAATATTGCCATATCCAATGCAAATACAACCTTAGCTAATGCTTTTACTTTTACAGGATTTTCAACATTTCCATTATCTGCTGTATTAGTAAAATTCTCCGGAGGTGGAATAACAACAATTCCAAAAGTTGAAGCCATCTCACAATATCAAACCGAAATTCCCGAATATTCGTCAAAATTAAAAAGTTTAGGTATTTTAGCACCGATTCAAATTAATAATGGCGGCCAAGGATATCAAGTCAATGATACAATTACATTTTCAACAGTTGGTTCGGGTAAAGGTGCATATGCAAATGTTTCTCAGGTTGACGCCAATGGAAAAATATTAAGTGTAAATTATGTTTACGGAACAAAAAAACTCACTTATCCTTTGGGTGGACTAGGTTTTCGTCCATCTGGTGTGCCAACTGTAACGGTCAATTCTTCAAATACATTAGCATCAAATGCCAGTTTATATGTGCCTGGTATTTTAGGTGATGGTGCAACTTTCACACCAACCGTTGACCGTGTAGGATCCATTACCACAATCACAATGTTGGAAACTGGCGAAGATTATATTTCAGCACCAACGATTTCTCTGAAAGTTCAGGATGTAGTTGTATCTAATGTCTTTGTTTCTACATTACCGAAAAAAGGAGACGTTGTATATCAAGGACAGGATGTTGCAAATTCGTCATATCGTGCAATTGTAGATTCTACTACAATATTGGTACTTAATGGAGATCCAAAAGAATCCTTATATACCATGAGAGTTTTTGATTACACATCAAAACCAAATACCACTTTACCATTAAAAATAGAATCAAAGGATATAATTTTTAATATTAACACAAGTTATCCATCATTTAATACTGCAACAAGATTTGATTCAACTGGTGTAATTACTTATGGTGACGGCAAAGCAAAAGGATCAGCGGCATTTTTAAATGGTTTGGTGATTAGTCAAGGTCAATATCTGGACACCGCAGGTCAACCAAGTTCATTCGATGTTTTACAGAGTACAAAGTATAATAACTATACTTACCAAATTACATTAGAAAAAGAAATTGCAAAATACAGAGATACATTATTAAACCTTGTACATCCAACGGGTATGCAAGTAATTGGTCGATATGCAATGAAATCCAATTCTCAACTGGATTTCACTAATACAAACTTCTTGAACACTGGTTATAGTTTAGGTTATTACACGGGAGATGGAGCTTCTTATGTAACCATGAGTTCCACATGGAATAATGCAAGTAATAACATTGTAACCTTCAATTCTTTGGTTGGAGCCAATTTATCTACATTCCTATTCTCAAATAGTACCTTAGTAATGACATTAAGTAACGGATTTAAGATTTCATCTGAAGTTATTAATGTTTATTCCAATGGAGCAAATACTGTAACGCTTAAAGATAATGTTTGGTTAACATATGCAAATGTTGCTTATGTGCACGCAAACTCTGGTAGTAACGTCATAAATATATCATCATTGACTGGTTCATATAATATTGTTAATGGTGGTGCATATAGTAACACTTCATATCCGTTAAAAGATATTGTTTTTGCTGGAGACAAAGTTCTTGTTGCAAATAATACCGAAAAAACCGTACAGAGTGTAGATTATGTACAAGGAACAGTAACTTTAACAACAAATTTATCAAATAACGCAAATTCTTTAATGTCCGTACAAAGAACAGTATCAACAACGGATGTTATGATTTATAATTCAGTTGGTTTAAGATACTATGCAGAAATATTAACACAGAGCGGTTACAATATAACAACACAAGATGATAAACTCATTTTAATAGGGTAAGAAATGTCCACAGTAAAGATTACAGACCTACCAGAAACAACACATTTAAATGCCAATACAGCAAATACTATATTGCTTGGTGTGGATGTTGGTTCAGATTCTACATATAAATTTACGATTGCAACTTTAGCTGAAGGTCTCTTTCATAGTTCAAGTTTAAAAGTTGGTGAAGAAGATATCACTTTTGCTAACACTATTGCTCAATTTAAAAGTTCAGGCAATCCATTTCTTCAAGTAAATTTGCAAAATACCGATAGAGCTTCTTCAGGTGACTATGTAGCCACTGCTGATATTGGAACCAATGCAAATAACTTCATTGACATGGGTATTAATGGTTCAACTTTTAATGATCCAGCTTATTCAGCAATGAAAGCTTTAGATGGTTATCTGTATGTTCATGGTTCATTAAACAGGTCGGCCGATGGTAATTTAGTTATTGGTACTGCTTCAGCTAATGCAAACGTTTCTTTTATTGCTGGTGGAACAACTACATCAAATGTTGTTGCTGAAATGTCCAAATATGGTTTTTCTTTAAAGAATTCAGCAGTTATAAAATTTAACGATAATTCTATTCAATCTGTAGCTGCTGCTCCAGCAAATTACACACAATCTGCTTTTAATGCTGCTAATAGTGCAAATGTTTTAGCATCCAGTGCTTTTGCTGCGGCTAATGCAATTACTTCTTTGCAGTCTGGAATTAATTCAACACAAAATAATAATATCACTGCCGTTAATCAATATGCAGCTGCGGCATATGCTCAAGCAAACACAACTGTAGGTGTTGATGATGCTCAGAATACCAATATTACATTGGTTAATCAGTATGCTGGTAGTGCTTTTGCCAAGGCCAATGCAGCTTTGGCAAATGCTACAGGAACATTAAGTGGTACTTTGAGAATTACTCAAGATTTATATGTTGGTGACATTTATAATGATGACATCTACATGGATGGTGTGTTACAGTTTAGAACGGCCAATGGTAATATCACAACACCTTCTGGTCAAGCTAATGCAAAAGACATTAATATTAAACCAGGTAATGAATTGGGTGCAGTCAGTTACGGTGGTGATATTAATCTGATTCCTGGTACGGGTGGTGTGAGAAATGGTCAAGTCTATATTACTAGTGATTTGCGTCTTACAGGTAATTTAATAGCCAATTCGGCAAACCAAGGCATTTTTGTAGATAGAATTCAATCTACTGAAGCAACGTTTTCTAAAAATGTGATCATTCTTGGCAACCTTACAGCCAATACTCTTGCTGGTAATGTGTTCTTTTCAAATGTTACGATAGGCTCATCACAAGCAAATTCAATTCAATGGTTTGCACAGACACAATCTCCTACACAAACTTCAGGTCAAGTATGGTATTCTGCAAATAGTATTTCTTTGATACAAGATACTGATATTGCTGGAGATAGACCTGCAATTTCCAAAGTATTATTTGAGAGAGTTTATAATAATACAGGTTCAGCAATTCCAAATAGTTCTTGGGTAAGATTGGCTGGTGGCGTAACTTCAAATTCTGTTCCATTTATTCAATTAGCTGATGCCACTTCAGCTGCAAACTCACAAGTAGAAGGTTTCGTTAAAGTTGGTATTGCTGCTGGTGCTTATGGTTTTGTATATACCAGAGGTATTGTTGAAGGTATGAATGCCTCTACTTTTGGAAACAATGGTCAATTATTATTCTTATCAACAACACCAGGTCAGGCAAGTAATGTAGCTCCAGTTGGAGCAAATTCTGTTATTGGTGTTGCTAAAATTCTTTCGAATGGTTCTGCCAACGGCAAACTACAAATTGCAATTGCAAATCAACAAGCTTATGGTAAACCTAACGGTGCCATATTATTTGCAAATAATAACTTAATTCAAGCAAGTAATACATTATTCATTAATGAAGCTCTTGGCCAATTAAATGTTTCAAGTATGATATATGCTGCTAACGGAACTATTAATAGGTCAAATACATATACTGGTACACAAACTGCAATTACAGTTAATATGTTGACCGAAACATGGGTGAGAGCTACTGTTGGTGCATCATTGACAATTACTCCAACAGGATTTGGACCAGGTTATGAAACAGAAGTCGTGATTATTAATCCTAATACTGGTGGTGGTGCAGCAAGAACAATTACTCATGGATGTTCTGCTCAAAATTCATCTGTTGGTGCAACAACATTTGTTTTAGGTGGCACAACAACTGCTTTTGTTAAATACTATTCTTTCGATGGTGATTTAGCAAACACCTATGCTAAGATATCCTTCAGCTAATAAATACATACTATGGCAAATAAAAATCTACTTACATATAATGCAAAAGTGACTCAGGTCGAACAGGACTATTTTGCTCCTGTTGCTTCGGTACCCGGATCAAAAATACCTGTTGCTACGATGTATTGCTTCCTTGCTCGTGTTCTTCCTTGGACCGTGGACAAGGAACCTGCCGTACCAACACAAGATCAAAAATCTTTAAAATCTATCTATAAAAATATATTTGTTGTCAAAAAAATAACATCAGCAAACATTAGTCCGGTGGTTCAACGAATCGACTGGGAATCTGGTAACACATATGATTATTATCAAGATGATATCGATATGTTTGAGTTGGATAATAATGGTTACTTGGTTTATAATTTTTATGTAAGAAACAAATATGATCAAGTTTTTAAATGTCTATGGAATAATAATCGTGGCGTAACCACAGATGAACCTTTCTTCCAACCAGGAAGTTATGGAACGAATAATATCTACACCGGTTCTGATGGATATAAATGGAAGTTTATGTACACCATTGATGTTGGAAGAAAAACTAAATTTATGGATTCTTTATGGATGCCAGTTCCAGTTATAAAAACAACACCAAGTCCAAATGGATTGGCTGCTGGATACGGTGATGTTGAGGTAATTAATGTTATTTCTACTGGTTCTGGATATGATCCAGCAAATGTGGAATTAAAAGTTGTAATCACAGGTGATGGTACTGGTGCTAATGCAACGGCTAAAGTGGTAAATAATCAAATTACCGATATTCTCGTATTCAATCAAGGAACCAATTACACTTACGCAAATGTGTCCGTCACTTCAGCAATAGGTTCGGGCGCAACCTTCAACGCTCCAATCTCTCCTGTTGGTGGCCATGGATACGATTCTGTTTCAGAATTAGGTTGTTCTCGTACAATGGTAACCGTGGAGTTCAATGGTGACGAAGGTGGTATTATACCAACAGACATCGATTATCGTCAAGTTGGTTTACTGGTAAATCCATCTGCATTGAGTACCGCACCGAATCCAGCAAGCGGCACAATCTACAAAACATCTACAGATATCATTGTTGCACCAGGTTTTGGAATTTATGGTTTAGATGAAATAGTATATCAAGGAAATTCATTAGAAACTGCAACATTTACTGGGACAGTTTTAACTTTTGATGAAGCACCTAATGTAATTAGGCTAATAAATACAACAGGAACAATAAGAAACAATGCTCCTATTACTGGTAATAACACAAAAACTGAAAGAACCGTATTAGGATCTAGCACTCCAGATTTTATTACATTCTCCGGATTCTTAACTTATGTTGAAAATCGAGAAAGTGTTCAGAGAAGTTTTGATGGTATTGAGCAGTTTAAATTTGTGTTAAAATACTAAAGCTAACTAAGGTAAAATAAAAATGCCATTAAATTTTAATGTCGATCCGTATTATGATGATTTTGATCCAGCAAAAAACTATCATAGAGTTCTTTTTAAACCTGGTTTTGCGGTTCAAGCAAGAGAATTAACACAATCACAATCGATACTACAAGATCAAATTACAAAATTTGCAGATAATATTTTTAAACAAAATTCTCCTGTAACTGGCGGCCAAGTAACTACAAATTTTGATTGTTATTATATTAAATTACAAGAATTATATGATAATGCTGCAATCGATGTTAATGACTTCAATGGTAAATTAATTCAAAATGCAACTGGCACAATTCTTGCAAAAGTTGTTGCTGTCGTTGAATCAACCGGCACAGCTGGTGAAGGTGACCCACCAACATTAGTAGTTTCTTATAGAACCGGTACACAATTTACTGATGGTGATGTGATCTATGATAATGGTTCAAATTTAGCATGCCAAGCCATACCAACAGCCGCAACAGGAAAAAGTTCCGTGGCTTCAGTATCTCAAGGTGTGTTTTATATCTCTGGTAACTATACTCGTGCTGATGGTATTGCAATATCTACTGGAACTTTCGTTCAAGTAAATCCACAAACTATTGTGGTGGACAAATATGATAATACACCAAGTCGCCGTGTTGGTTTAAATATAACAGAAACTATTCGTGATTATGTTGACGATACTTCTTTATTGGATCCAGCAATTGGTGCTTCAAATTATCAGGCACCAGGTGCCGATAGATATACAATTTTATTGACACTCGAAAGTCGTCCATTAACATTTGGTGATGATGATGGATTTATTGAATTGGTTCGTATTGAAGATGGCCAAATTGTTAAATTAATGACAGATTCAGTTTATAATGTAATTGATGATTATTTTGCTAAACGTGATTATGAGACCAATGGTGATTATGTCGTTAATGATTTCAAGTTGACTCCAAAAACAAATATAGATTCTAACAAGTATACATTAAGTGTTGGTAAAGGTTTGGCTTATGTACATGGATATCGTGTAGAAAATTTAAACAATGTTAATATCGAATCTAACCGTGCAAGAACAGTTGAATCACAAAACAATAATCCAGTATTTGTTGAATTTGGAAGTTTTTTCTATGTTGACAATGTTAACGGTGCAAATGGGCAATTCTTTGATGCCACAACATATGGTTCAGTAGATTTACATTGTGTAAGTAAATCTAATGTTTTGGTTGCAAATTCAGCAACATATAATTCAACTTTAGTTGCAACCGCCAATATTCGTGGTTTAATTTATGATACAAATTTAAGTGACAGTTTAGCAAATACTTATGTGTATAAAGCATATGTTGCAAATATTCAAAATTCATCACAAACAGGTTTTGCTGTTTCGGGTGGAACAAATACAATTACTCTGCCAAATTATTTCTCTAACACCAATAATGCATATGTTGGTGTTGACATTTCAATTACTGAAGGCACAAGTGCTGGAGATTTTAGAACAATTACTGCTTATAATGGTACAACAAAAGTAGCAACAGTTAATCAAAACTGGACAGCTACACCAAATGGTACATCAAAATTCCTTATCAATTTTGCAACAAAAGATATTGAATCTATGTTGACTGTAAGTAAATCAAGTTACCCAGCAACAATTTATGGTACATCAGGTATTAATGTACAGGGAAGGTCCAACGGACTATCTACTGGTGATACAGTATTACAGAACCCAACACTTCCAGAATTAGTTTTCAACATTGGTAATCGTTATGTTGCAACTTTAGCGGATGCATCATACACCACACAACAAGAATGGAGAAGTGTTGGTTTTACTTCTGTAGGTGGTTCTGTTCAAGCTACGTTACCTTACACAGGAACATACAATAATGTTATTAGACATTTTGGTGCTCCAAATTCAACTTTGTCAAATGATATCATTGAACAAAATTATACTATTATTGTTACATCTGTAGGTGCAGGTTGCACACTCAATATTGGTGATAATGTTCCTTGGACAACAACAGGTAGAACGATTACATTAAATGCAGATAGTTCTACTGCAACACTCACAGCAACGGCCGCATCAGTTGGCGGTACATTCACATCCACCATTTTAGCTAAAGTGTTCGTTGAAGATGCTAAAAATACTAATCATATTTTAAAAAATAAACGCCTTATTAATGCAAATACAACTGTAATTAATACAAGCAATACACAAGTTGGTTTGTATACTTTTGTTGATAATACTGCATTAACATCTACTGGCCAAATATACATTCAAAATGCAGGTTTGGTAACTCCAGGCAATAAGCAATATCTCTACTTATCGGATGTTAAATCGATTGTAAAAATTATTGACACAGGTGCACCGGCAACATCTCCAACGGTAAATATGTTGACAAATTCAACATATGATGTTACAAATAATTATATCTTTGATAATGGTCAAAGAGATTCTTATTACGATCACGCTTCGATTACACTAAAACCTGGTATACCAAAAGCAAAAGGAAATTTACTTGTATTGGTAAATTACTATCAACATTCTGGTGGCGATGGTTACTTTAGTGTTGAATCATATACTAATGAATTATATCAACAAATTCCACAATTCATCAGTTCGAGTGGTACCGTTTATGCACTTAGAGATTGTTTAGATTTTAGACCAGCAAAATTAAATGCCCAAACAGCATTTGTTTTCCGTTATTCAAATTCCGCAACCAATCAAGGTATATTCATACCAGTTGATCTTTCACAATTTTTATGTGATTACACTTTCTACATGGGTAGAAAAGATAAATTTGTATTAACTAAAGATAAGAGTTTTCAGATTGTCGAAGGTACTCCTTCCGTTAATCCAATGTTCCCATCTGAACCAGATGGTTCTTTAGTTGTTGCTCGATTAACACACACTCCTTATACAGGATATATTCCAACAGAAGCGCCAACTGGTTTTGTTAGTGATTTGTCGATTGAGAAAGTTGGCCATAAACGTTATACAATGCAAGATATTGCTGGATTAGAAGGCCGTATCAATCAAGTAGAATATTATGCTTCTTTAAGTATGTTGGAACAAAAAGCAAGTTCTTCACAAATAACAGATGCTTATGGTTTAAATCGTTTTAAAAATGGTATTATGGTTGATGACTTCTCCAGTTTTGCAACTGCTGATACTATGAGTACCGATTACTTCTCAACGATCAATCGGCGTGAAAGGGTTTTAACTGCTTCACAAAATGTTAAAAACTTTCCACTTAAAGCACAAGCATTATCTTATAATCTTGGTAAACCTTCCACAAGTGTTTCCAATTCTTTAGGTTATACAATTAAAAATGACGGTTATGTAAATTATTTTACTTTGCCTTATGCCACAGCAAATGCTGTTGTTCAAAAATTTGCTTCACGGACAGTTAA